ATACGCTGCCGATCGCGCAACGCATGATGTGCCCGTCTGTGGTGGCGACGTTTCGCGGTTCAGGATTGCTCCCAGCATCGAGCTGGTCCATCCATGTATCGCCATCCTTTTCTATCTGCGCTTGCGAGTTGGTACTAACCACGCCAGTGCGGACAGTTTTAAAGGTTGCGTCAACGGTTAGAGTTGCGTTATCAACTTCAGAGCTGAACGGACCATTGGTGCGGCTTGTGCAAACGGCAAGGCCAGTGCCAATTTTGTAGAGTTCGCCGACGATCAAAGAGTCGTCCCAAGTCTTTTGCCGACCAGCTACAACAGATGCAATATCCTCACAGTCTTCCGAGTAGGCGTCTTTAATCGAAAACCAGCTAACAAACGTGAACGAGTCGGATGTTGTCGGATTGGTCCAGCTGGAGTTTTTGCGATCAAACTTAAATGTTGGGTAATCTACTGTTGTGGTAACGCTAAGATCGTCAAACGTAACACTACCGCCAGAAAGGCTCGTGCTATCAGTTAGCACAGTGATTCCATCAATAGTGGCAGTATCCTTGCTAAGGGAAGGTGCTGTGTAGTTTCTGCTATTTGAAAGACTGATCTCCTGCAGGCTCTCGGATTCAACGAGGATCTTGTGGTATTGAACAACTGTTACGTCATCCTCGGGATCATCGTCTGTTAAATCGTTGCTAAATGTAATTTTAAATTTGCTTGCTTTGAGTAGCTCAAGCTCAGTGTCAATAACGCCGTTGTTTGAGACGTTTTCGAGGCCGCTGCTGTCAAAACTCAGGTTTACCGCAATCCATGCCATGTTTGACTGAGTGCCACCACTAACATCAATAACAGTGGTGCCAGGCCAAGTAATAACAACGCTATCACCAACCTCAACGGCGGTAACGCTTACTGTTAATCTTGCAAGCAAGCTTGCAGTGAGTGATTGCAGGTTGCTGTCGCGGTACTTCAGGTTTGCGCTTGTTGATGAGCCGCTGCCTGTTGTATAGGGTTTCGCAAACGCACCCGGTGTCTCGGGTGTGATCAGCTCTTTGGTGATTGACCATTCACCTACTGTGGTTAGGTCTTTAATGTCACGCCCAAATACAGTGTCTTTATCGCTCGACGAGTAGAGCGTGTAAGTTGTCGTGCCATCGATGCTGCCAAGGCCCTGCGCAGTAATACCACTGCGTGAACCGTAAAACGCTTGCGACTTGCGGCGTTGCGCCCACTTGGCTTCATCGAGCACGCATTTGACCTTGGTGCGACCTTCATCGCCTTCTGGCAAAAGCTGCGCCCTGACCTGCGGCTCGAACACGGGATTGGGACGCATCCCAAAGTCATTGCCGCAAAATGCGTACAAGCCGAAAGTGGTCTGGTTGCTGGGGCGTTGCGCTGAACAGAAATCGGTGGTTACTGTATTGCCAATCCTGACGCCAAAGACATCCGTCGATCCAACGGTGATGTTGTTGGTGTTGCCAACGTCTTCGGCTGGATCGCGACCGTAAACATGATCACTTGGCAGAATTCGCGTGGTCAGTCCGCTTGCATAACGTGCATAGACTGCCATCCGCGAACCAGTCTCGTTTGCGGTACTGCTGCCGAAGTCATAGCTTGTCAGCGTATTGCCGCCAGATGCAAAATTCTTCGCATCAATGGCGCCCATCGGACCTTCGCCGACCAAGAAGACAGCTCGCAGCATCTGCGATCCACCCAAGCTATAGATCTGCGACCAAAGCAGCTGCGTATTGACGCGGACGCCGCCATAAACTACGCCGCTGATTGTTTCCTTATTGGCGTACACCAATGGGATGATCGATCCAAGTGTGGAGATTTCCTGCGTTGAGTTGAATCCATACCGAGGCGCAAACCGTTGATTGCTGGTGATGGCTTCACCACCACGACCAATCTCACGGATCTCCGATGGCCGTCTTGCAGATTCCTGAGCAGTAACAGGCTTGGGTTTGAAGAACGAAGCCGCAATCGTGCTGCCAATGCCGATGACGATACTGATGATCGACAGCGTGATCGGATCGACACCAGCAATCACTGCTGGTTTCGGTTGCTCTGCAGCGCGGCGTTTTACTTCAGCCTTGAACCAAGCGTACTCCTCATCCGTCAACCCCAGCATTGAGGCAAGGTAACGATCGGATGGAAGTAAATTCATTGCACAAAACGACGGTACTCGGATTCTCGCATGGCTCGTGGCGGCAACCAACACACGCCACGTTTGTGATGCACAACCAAGACTCCGTTCTCTACTACGATACCGACGCCAAGACCATTTGCGCCGTTCTCGAATAAGCACACCGAAAACTCCTCCATGTCAGGCACTGGCTCGGTTGCGGCATCCCACAATGCTTGCAGCTCTTCCCATTCAGCAGCACGCGCCAGCTCAAGCCATCTTTCGTCAAATGGCGGATGGTACACATCAACGGAATCGAGGATTGCCCAAGCCATGATCAGGCAATCGGCACCGCGACCGTTGCCAGGATGCTCGCCGAACCGATGTGGCAATCCAATCCAGCGGCGCCAGTCGATCATCAGCTCACCACCAACGAGCCGCTGCTGGGTAACGCACCAACCAATTCAGTGCTTAGCACTCGGCGTGGTACGTCCGATCTGACGGCATCAAGAGGTGATGTCAGCTTCAACAGCACCTTTTCGGTGTCCATGTCGTAACTGGCAACGCGCCATAGCTCAGAGCGGATTAGGGCATCGTCGCTGAAGTCTGTGATGTCAAGACTGACTGTTTTAAGTTCCAGCAGCCAGCGACTTTGAACGGCTTCGGCGAAGATGTTAACGCTGATGTCGTTCGTGCCAGCACCGAGGACTGCTTCGGATCGATCGCCGCCTTTGCTGCCAGCGCCGGTCGAGATGGCGAACGGCAGGAAGTTGTACGTCACTCCGGCGTACGTCCTGGTGACGTTGACGGAGAAGTTCTGATACGCATAGGCGGTTGCGGTTGAGGAGTTTACCATGAACCGCACATAGTTGACAAAGGCAAATGCGCTCATAAGCCGACCTTCTTGCGTGTTTTCACGCTACCTTGCAACGCCTGCAGCGTCAGCGCTCGACCGCGTTCAGCGGCTTGCGCCATGCCTTTGCGATGCTGCTCAGCAGTGACGTATTCGACATTGTTAATTACGCTGGACTCGTATCGTACATCGATTGGATCTGGGCTTGCCAGCATCGCTTGGGATGCGCGTTCCACTTCGCGGATGCGGTTTGTTGTCATTGTATTTTGTTGTTTGATGAGCTGCTGACGGGTAGCTTCATTCCCACGCATCGCAGCATCTTGCTGCTCAAGCTTGTCGCGAGTGTCATTGCTCGACAGCACCATGCCACTACTAGATGGCATGAACAGCTCAGGCCCACGCTCGCCGACGATGTAAGGCTGGTTTGCGTTAACGGGGCCGCCGTTGGCGCGGGTGCCAAAACCTAGGAAACTGAGGATACCACCGCTGCCAGCGGGACCAGCGAGTTGATTCAAGCCAAGGTTCAGGAAGAAGCTACCAAGCTGGCTCAGCGTATCGCGCAGGATACTGTTCCAATCTGCCGTGCCATCAATCAAGCCATCGATAGCGGCACGTAGCTGGTTGCCGATGATGTCACCAGCACCGGCAAGAGCTTTTTGGAAGATATCTGCTTCTTTATTTAAGGCAGCCATGGCAGCAGTTCTGGCTTCAACCTGACCAAACGCTTGATCAAATGACAATCCGCCATCCATCATAAGTTTTTTAATGTCGTTAAGACGTTCAACAAACTCTTTGCCTTTTTCGGCTTGCAATTCAAGCTCGCGTGTTTGATCCTGATAGCCGCCAATTACATCAGCTTGGCCTTGAATCAGTTGAACTGTACCCTGCAGGAATCTGCTTAAATACTCAAGCCTTTCTTTCTGAAGCTCATTCAATTTTTCATCAAGTTGCATTCCGTTTCGTTTCAGTTCAAGCTCTTCAAGCTGTGGGTCTAGTCCTTGATGTTGAATTTCAAGCTGGCGCTTATAAGCTTCAAGTTGTGCTTCCAAAACTTTATTGCCCGCCTGTCGAGCTTTTGAAATATCTTCTTCAACTTTGACAATTGCATTCAATTCAGCGACTTGCTGTGCAATGCTTTTTTTAGGTTTTGCGGCTTTGGTTTTTTTGGTTTTGCCGCCGCCGCCTGAAAGTGTTGGCGGCAGTCCTGGTAATTCCGGTGGTTCTGGTGGTTTAGCTGCTGCGGGAACCGGAAGATTCAAAATATCTCTTGCTTTTTGTTCCCTAGCCTTTAATTGAGCTGGTCGTGCGGCCATCTCTTCTTGGGATGACAATCCAACCATAGGAGCCAACACGCCAAGAATCCCTGTAGCGGCTTGCTGCACTCTTGCGCCAGGAGTTCTGCTTTGCTTACGTTCAGCTTTAATAGCTTGCAATGTTTGCCGTGCCTGCTTTTGAGCATCTAAAACCGTTTGACGGTCAGCACCTTGGAATGTAGCTGCAGCTCCACCTGCTGCCTGTTCACCACGCAATTTTGCCAACTCAGCGTTTGCCTGCATCAAGGTTCCGACGCCTTTTACGATCACATCCACCCCGATCGTGATCACACCAATCAATGCCAGTGAACGAAGCACGCCAAGCATTCCTCTAAGAACTGGCGTTGCAGTGGCCGCTTGAGCTTGCAGTGTTTTTGTATTTGCTGTATACAAAGCAAATGCAGACGCACTCGTTTTAGCGGCAGTGCCAGTGCTTGCAATTGCTCCGGCCTTTGCGACCATTGCCGCAACAAATGCGGTACGTAATGCAATAATTCCTTCTAGTGCTTTTTTGACCAGTAACAACTGAGCTATCAGTCGCACAAGTTCGGTAGCACCTTTTTTGACAGGTTCCGGCAACGCATTGAAAGCGTTAACCGCATTTGTTACCGCTGTCGTAGTTCCTTTAATTAGGTCCGTTAACGTTGGCCCAAATACTTCAAACAGCTTAACGCCCAAAGCGGTAAATGCCGTGTTAAGCGCTTTAATTTGATTTTCAACGCTTCCTTTCATTGTGTCAAAATCGCTCTGCGTTTTGCCAGCAGCACCGCCTAACCCTTCCAAAATTGTTCGATAATCTTTGCCACCTTTAGATGCAGCAGAGAACGCACCGCGCAATGCTTCTTGCGAACCAAGCAATCGAACGGCAGCCTCTTGATTGGTGCCCATTTTCTTGCCAAGCTCTTCAATAAGCCCATCAAAACCTTGGGCTTGCAATCCAGAAAGATTCCATGCGATGCCAAGTTCTTCGGCGGCTTCTTGGCTGCCTTTGGTTGGCTGCAGCAATGTGCTTAACGTCGCGCCAAGGCCAGTAAATGCAACTTCAGCCGTTGCGCCGTTTTTGGTTGCAGCCGCGATAAATGCGTTGACTTCATCTAGACTGACACCGGCAACTGCAGCAATTGACGCAACGCGGCCCAATTGGCTCGTGTAATCGGACCATTGAACTTGGCCATATTCAATCGCCTTGCTGATGCTATCCGTGACTTTAATGGCATCATTGCCGCTCATCCCATAAGCATTAAGCGTTTTGGTTGTAACTTCAACCACGCTGGTCACATCAACCAATCCGCCAACGGCGGCCTTAGTCGCGGCTTCAACTACCTTTGCGTTTTGTGCAGTTTCAGTAAATCCAGCCGATAACGCCTGATAACTTGCCGCTGCAAGCTCAGCTTTACCCGCAATGCCATCTACATTTTTGCCAACTTGATCTAATGCTTTGCTAAGACCTTGAACATCACCGCCAACAGTACCAAGCCTACGCAAATTAGTATCAAGCCTTGCTACGTCGTTGATAATTTTGCCCAATGCAAACGTGGCGCCAAACGCTGTAGCAAGCCCAGCAAGAGATCGCGTCAGGCTATTGGTCGCCTTTTCAAGCGAAGATGTGCGATTTTGAACCTCACGCAGCTTGCCGACAGCGCCACGTGAATCAACATTGATTGCTACGTTGGCGACGACAGCCACTGCGTTACACCATTACCTAACAGCAGTTTACCGCCGTCGCTTCATCCGCGCTTCTTGCTCTTCGTTATATAGCTCAAAATACGCTGACCACAACATGACTTCCTCCAAAGTCATTTCTTGATTCAGCTTGACAAGGGTGTAGCCAAGCTCTTTAGCCACACCCATCTGGAGCCGTAACAGGTGATCCTGCTTCAGCTCCCGTTTCAGTTTTTTGCGTCTACCTCGTCCTCAGTATCTTCGCTGATCACTGCCAACATCAGTGCTTGCAGATCGGCGTCACGGACTTCGTTTTTCAGTTCTGCGATTTGACCAGCCTGAAACAGGCGCTGCCCGTTTTCGTCCATAGCTTTTTGCACCAGAAGCTGTAACGCAAAGGCATTTACGTCATCACCGGCAGGTTTTTGAGCGCGTTCCCGCTCAGCCATCGTCAGTGGAGTGCGGTAAAACTCAAACTGATCGCCGTTGCTAAGCTCAACGGTTTTCTTGACAGGGACAAGGTTCGCTGCCTTCTTCAGGCGATCCAATGCGGACAGCTTTGCGGTCATGCTCAGAAAATATCCTGTTCGTTGTTACTCTAGCAACAAAAAAGCCCCAGCATTGCCGGGGCTGCTCTCTCCAGTGACAGCGTATCAAGCGCTGGTGCTGAAGTCAAAGCTAGGAGCACCGGTCGGACGGAAGGTGATCTCGACCTGCTGAGCATCATCAGGGTTGATGTTCAGGCTGGCGGTCAGTAGCACGGCATCCATGCTGATGCTGCGGCTCAGAGCTTCAGTGCCCTGCTTGTCGGTGTACAACTTAAAGGCGCAACCGACTTGGTTCCGCTGCAGCACATCCTCGACCATGCGGTTGGAAAGTGCGGCATCCTCATCGGTCACGTAGACCGTAGCGGTGCCGTTGCCGTCTGCAAAGCCAGGAATGTAGGCACGGAATGGAGCGTACTGCGTACCGACCTGACCGATGGTGGTCACGTCGATTTCAGAGCGGCTGATCTCAAAGCTCCAGCTTTGCACCTGCCCGACAGCAGCGTAATCGGCATAGGCCACTTGGAACTCGTTAGGAGCATTGGCAGTGCCATCATCGGTGATGGTGATGGTCGAGCCGCCAAGGGAAGCAGACACCTGCAGCACGCCGGTAGAAGCGGTGTAGCTGATGACGTAGTAAGTAGTGCCTCCGGTGATACCAGCAGGCAGAGTGCCGGTGCCGGAACCACCAGTTTGAGAATTGACAACGCTGAACACCACAGGATCGCCAACCTGAAGGTTCAGGTAAGGTTGCACCGTGATTTCATCATCGGTGGTGTTGACGTTAGACTCACCAAACGTGCCGGTGGTCCCTGCGGGCTTGTAGTACAGAGCGCCGGACGTACCGGACAGAACGGTGACGGCCATGATAGGGAAAAGAATGAATGGCTAGCTCTAGTCTAAATACGCTTCAAAGGTTATGCTCAGTTGCGTCTGGAAATAGGCCGCCTCTGGCTCTGATGGTGTGATGACGTTTGGCCCTGATGCAGCATCGAAAATAATGCTAGATACAGTTTGACGATCAAATAAATCCTTGATGCGTTCTGCGATGGTGTAGTTTGCTGCAGCACCAACACCAACAGGCGTAAACGTATTGACCGTCAACAATCCGTTTTGTTTGTTGAAACCAGTGCTAGGACCGATGAGTGTGGCATAGCTGTTATCACCAAACGTCAGCGACACCTGCAGCCATGGCAGGTTGTTTGGTGGTGTGAACGGGACGTTAGGGTAAGCGACGGGATAAGAAGGCGCTGATGCCATCTCAGTGGCAATACGGCCTTCAATAGCAGCGCGGACATCGTTGTAGGTGCTACTCACGATTCCCTCCCGATGCGGTCAGCATTTTTCTTAATAAAATCTTGAATATCTTTGGCCACCATGTTAGGGATGTAACCCTTTTGGATCTGATTACCCTTGGATCGCCAAGTGCCATTCCATGATGGCGGCAGGTTGTTGCCTGTTAAAACTGGTTCGACGTATGGCAGGTTGTTGTGAACGCTGTAGACGTTACCAAGCTTTTCTTGCGAGTAGTTGGTGCGATCCGGTGGTGTAATGGCACCATTGTATTGGCCTTCGGGCTTGGCGCCGCCCGATGCTGAGTTTTCACCGATCTGCCAACTTGCGCGCAGTCTGCCAGTATCAACTGGACTGGCTTGCTTAACACGCCTGTCAGTTTCGAGCACCGCAACACGGAGCAACTTTTCGTACTGCCCTTCGATGTAGTTCCCGATCTGCGATAGCGGGATGTTGCGTGCCATTATGCCCTCAGGATCAGCTCGTAAGTGATGGGCTGGTTATCCTGCTCAATTGTGGCGATGCGGACAACCTGATAGGTGACACCGCTGATGATGACACGATCGGCGGTGGTAGGCGCTGCGCTTACATCAGCCGCTGCGATCGTCAGCCTGCGGTCACCAGCTCGGATCAGATCGTTAACCTCACGGGCATTGACATCTTCCAACACGCCTTTGATGGATGTATCAGACGTAACCTCTGATGCGGTGCCGGTCGTTGGGTTATAAACGCCAGGCGTCACCGTACGCAACGTGACATCACCGCCAAACTTGCTCATCAGCTTGGTAGCGGTCTTCCGTAGCGAACCTGCAAGTGCCATCAGATTTTATAGGCGATACATGCCCCATTCTGCAGCTTGATGCTCGTGAAGTAACCCTCTAGGCTGGCACACTGGTCTACTGACGCACCGGCAAAGTTGTTGTCGATGACGTTTTCGCTCAAGATAGCATCGATCGTGCTGTTCTCGTAAAAGCAGATGTGGCAAAACTTACCAGTATGCGCCGCTGTATCATTGATGATCTCAGCACCGATGCTGTAATCGATTGGAGCGTGGCCGCCGCGTGCTTTAGACATGATCAGATGTGGTAAGCGATGACAGCGCCGCCACTGTCAAGAGTGAAGGCAGTGAAGACGCCTTGGATTTCAAAACCAGCCGGCAGGTTTTCACCCACGATACTGTTGCCAGTCCAGTTCTGAGCAGTCAAGGCAGCAAAGCTGGTATTGTTTTTCAGAATGACAATGCGTCGCCAGCGCCCGGTGTACGCTGATGTGTCATTGACAAACTCAGCACCGATACTGTAAGACGGATCAATCAGCGTCTGATATACCATGATCAGCTCCTTTTGATAGCGATGTTACCCGGTCCACTTATTCTAAGCCCAGTCAGGTAACGCTCGACCATTGGCGGGATGCGATCAGCACCAGTAGCGCCGTACTGATTTGGCGTCACGTCGATGCTGCCGATTTTGACGTTCTTGTAATCCTCCAAGCCTGACAGCCCTATACCATCCTTGTTGTTGTTCAGATAAACCGCCAGCGTGGCTTGAGCTTCCTTGATCTGTTGCGGGATCTCTGTATCCGTGAAATAGTCAGTGGTGATCCTGAAAGGAAACCCAACCGCATAAGTGTTGATGTAGGTATCAGGCTTCCGTACACCAGTGCGCGGCCACTGTAAAGCCTGAGTATCGGTAGCCCTTGCACCTAGATACCGCTCACGATCTAGCCTCTGCGTTGCGGTATAAAGCGCACGATTCTTTTGATCCGTCGTAGCAGTGCCCCACGCTACAACGTCATCGTTTTCAACCAAGCCATCAATGATGTCTTGCGCGTCACTCAGCGTCAGGTACGTATTTGCGTCGGCTGCGCCTGGTGTTGCTACTAGAGTGATCGCCATCGGACTTGGCTTTAGAAGATTTAGGTTTCGGCGTTTCTAAAGGAAGAGAGGCCACTGCCGTAGCAGCAGCCTCACGTTCACGTAGTCGCCTAAATGCGAACAAACCCATCAAGCAACGGCAGAGGCAGTGCTGCCCAGACCATACAGGGTAATCGCTTCAGAGCCAGAAGCAACAGCGGTAACACGACCAAGGAAAACCTTGGAGGCATTTTGAACCACAGTCGCCACACCGCTCACGGTCACGTCAGTACCACCAGCGATGGTGATGGTATTGGCACCAGCCGAAGCGTTTAGCACCACCAGCATGAAGGTGGTACCAATGGCACAGTCGCCACCGATAGCAGCCACGATTTCAGCGGCAGTAGCGGTGGTATAAGTTGCAGCAGCAGTAGGAACACCACGGATGATGGTGTTGTAGCTGTTAGCTGCACTCAGGGTTGCGGTAGCGGTGGGAGCTGCCAAACCCATCTGCCCTGGCAGAAGGCCGCCAGGGATATCACCGAGTTCAAAGATCGAAGCCATCGTTAGGTTCCTCCTCAGTCGAAGTTAGAGACGTTGGTGGCACGCACGATGCCGATGTTCTTCAGTTCATAAACCTTGGACCAGTTGGCCACGGTTTCGAGCTGAGTGCGGGTGGGGTTAGTGGTGGTCACTCCCCATTTAGCACCGACAGGGTGGTAGCAGTAGTGCAGGTCGATTGACATGGCATCGCTCTTAGCGAGGATGTCACGATCAGTTTCGGTCTGCATTGCCATCTGTTCACCGGAGGCAACAGCGCCAGCGGTGAAGAAGTAGGTGGCGTACTCGGTGGTAGCACCGGAACCAGCAACGTTTACGTCATCGGAAACGATCACGCGCAGACCCATGAAGGTCGGAACGGAGACGTTACCGAAGGCGTTTTGGATGCTGCCGCCGAAAGCGTCCTCAGCAGTGCCGAGAGCGGTTTGGCGAGCTTCACCAGCGGTCACGTAATCAATGGCGCGACGCTCAACAAGGTCGTAGTAAACCTTGGAGTGCATTGCCACAGCGGTCAGCTTGTCGCCCTGATCGCCAAGGATGGCGCGGGCTTGAGCAACGTGACGGGGAGACAGTGCAGTAGGAGTGTCACCGCTTTCGGAATCGATGCAGAGATCGAAGAAAGCAGAGCTGCTGGTGTTAGCGTTCAGCGAACCGAACACACCCTGCAGGCAGGACAGCAGATCCTTTTGACGCTGGTTAGCAACGTAATCAGCGACTTTGGCGCCGATAGCGGCCATGGGATCGGAACCAGCAGCCAGAGCAGCAAGGTCACGAGCCTCAAAGGCACGACCACGGTGCAGGATCACACCGACTTGCTTGTCGGCTTCGATTTTGCCAGGAGTCAAAGAAGAGCTGTCAGACAGCACTTCAAAATCACCGGACAGGTTTGCTTTCCAGAAGGGGACGTTGATAAAATCACCACCCTCAGTGGCATTCAGCTCCGCCATGGGCTGCACCACACCGGAAGCCAAGAAGGCATCACGCTGAGTGGTTTGCTCAATGACATAAGGCGTAAATACCTCAGGGATGATGATGTCAGAGCGAAGGGTCGCCATGACTAATCCTCAAAGAATGGTTTACGGGTTGGGCGCAGCCCGAGGCTCAATGCGGCGCAGCCATCACGAGCGAACAATTAGATGTTAGCGTCCTGCTGCTGCTTTCATCCGATCGTACAAATCACGGTCAGTTTTGAAGAGACGTGATTGCTCGGTAAGATTGAACGATTCGGGCAGGAACGGATTTTTTATTCCTGCCGGGATTTCGTTACCACCACGACCTGCAGGTGCTCCGCTGCCTTGCGGCTTGGGTTGCTTCTGCATCCAAGCTGGTAGCGTTGCCTTTGCCCATTCGGTTACAGGCTTGCGTTCGTAACCATCGACAACGACAACGGTGCCATCGGCTTCACGTTCGATCTTGTCTGCTGAGAGCTTGGTTTTGAGCACCAGATCAGGATCATGCACAATGTCAGCCAAGGCCGATACAGCAGGACTGATCAGCTCCAGTTCTTTGACTCGGGCTTCAAGTTCTGCAATGCGCTGGTCCTTCTGCGCCGCCGCCTCACGGAACTGTTGCTCCAAAGCCTGTCTTGCTTCGGAGTATTTCCCTTCGGCTTCAAGCTTGGATTGCTCGGCTTGGCGTTTAAATTCGACGAGTTCTTCAATGTTTACACCTTCTGGCACCTTGGATGCTTTTGATTTTGCAGCACGCAACTCAGCGATAAGTTCGCTGTTTTTGCGTTCCAAGGCTTCGATGCTGCGTTGCATCGCGTCAGTATCGTGCGATACGTCAGCGGTTTGCTGCGTCTGTTCTTCGGACATTGTAAAGCGCAATTATGAATGATTGCGTCACGATTCTATCGCTTTGGCGCAGCTTTTACTTCAGAACGCTTTTTTAGGACTGGATTGCCGGTGGATTCTGACTTGATCCGCACGATCGGATCGTCATCAGTGCCGACGCGAGTGACGGTGCCGCCATTTGGAGTATTGATCGTGGCGCGTTTGCCGCCAATGCTGGTAATGACACCGTAGGTGCGCTTGCCTTGATAGGTCCAGCTCACCCGATCACCGCGTTTCACTTCTTCTTGCCTCCCTTTTTACCCATGGGCTTTTGGGGCTTCTTTGGTCCGGTGTATTTTGGCACGATGGTAATGCAAGTGCATTCAGGCTAACCACGCTTGCGTGTTGGCTTACGCTTGCGGGATTTACCAGCTTGAGAGTAGGCAATGGCTGCAGCCTGTTGTCGGCTGTACCCTTCCTTGATTAGCTTACGGATGTTTTGCGAGATTGTAAGCTGCGAGCTACCTTTCTTGAGTGGCACCGTAGCGTCTCCGTAGCTGCTCCAATGTTACTTCGGATCCGTCGTCACGGACAAGTTTTGCCATCGCATCACGGGCGCCGTATTTGCGTGCAAGAAGTCTGAAGTATGGTGCTTTATTGCCAAGGACTTCTTGTTGCTGTGCTGCGCCTTGGTCAAGCAACCATTGACCGTAGTTGGTGTCCGAATCCACCATGCCACCTTTGGCTGCACGTTTACCAGGACGCGGTGGTTCAAAGCCTAGGTCTTCATAATCGATAACTGGCACGATAGTTGACCTACAACCAAAATGCTGCGGTGGTGTTGGACCTTTACCGTATTCAAACTCACGACCATCTAAGGCGCGACAGATTGCAGATGTACGGCTATCAAGCGTTGCAGTGTATCTGTATTTTTTGGTGATGTCTTGATTAGCTTCATATACCTGCTGGCTTGCAGCGTTAGCCACTTGGTTGATGCTGGTGCGAACGATGCTGACAACCTGATAATTTGCCATTTTTGTCAGTTCACCACCGGACAAAGCAAGCTGCTTAACTGTTTTGCCTTCCTCTCCAAAGTCAAGCCTGCCACGTAGCTTGCGGGCGATGTCTGGTGTTGGTTCACCAGTCAACAAGCCTTGCCGCACAACGCTATTGAAGCGCTCAGCCTGTGATTCCGCTAAGCCACGAAACGCTTTTTGTATTACTTGACCATTGGGTAACGTGATTGTGGCACCCTTAGCTGCTGTCAAACTGAACGTCTGCGGTGCGCCTTGTACTGCTGCAAACAGATCATCCGACAATGCGACGACATTAACCTGTGTCGGATCAGTGGTGACGACAGACTGGGCGAATTGTGGACTGATCTCAACGGTACGTACCATGTCACGCCCAGCAGCAGGTAAGGCACGTCGTAACTGGTCTTCGACAAACTCAGACTGCAACTCCGCCAAGCCCTGAAGTTCCAATGCGGTGATCTCTGTACTATCACCAGCCCAAGTCGCAAGGCTTTCTTTTAGTTGTGCAAGGATCGCACGCAGTCTGGCAGCTTTTACCGGTGCAGATAATTCGTCAATCGTCTGTAATTGATTGACAGCATCAATGATGATGTCGTTGTAGATGTTAATGATACGACGAGCAACGCTATTGCTGTACCGATTAAGATCAATCGCATTACGAAAAATTGCTTGGAAATTTGGTGGTAAAGTCATTGGTCAACATAAATACCAAGACTTGCGGCGTTGTATTCTGTCAGGATAGAGACGTCAGCGCCAGTCTTTAACGCCTCAACCACTACCTTAGAGAATCCATCCTGAATACCTTCTTCTTCTTCTAGAATCACCTCATCGATCCGATGCGGTTTACCATCTCTGTACCAAGTAAGTCTTAAAACTGCAAAAATCTCAGGCGGCAGCTCACGCTCAGAAACGTAAAGAACACGTTGTCGTTCGTCCGGTTTCATGCGCCTCCGTAGCACCCATTGAATCATAGGCGTCAGGAAGCACAGGTTGAACACAGAGATCACGCTCCAGGCTGCGGGCTAGGCTGCTGCATCTCGATCAGGCCACCATTTTGCGTAGCCTCTAGCTCTTCTTCAATATCAAAATCGTCACCAAGGATTTCGCCTTCGGCAAGTTGTGTTAACAGAGTTTCTTGCGTGATGGTGCCAGCGGTGTAAAGCTGCAGCAACGCTTGGATCTCTTGTGGTTCAAGGCGTGAACCAAGGAAGTCACGATTGATGTAGCTGCTACCAGCTTGAGACTCACCCAAGAACTGTGCATGAAACTGCAGGCAGTTGTCGATGGCATCCTGCATGTTTTGAGCGATCACCATCATGGTGCTATCGCCTTGACTGCGATCGATGCGTTTTGCTTCAGCGGTTTCGGCTGATAGCTTCTGACCCAAAACAGCGGACAAGCCAAGCTCGTTGATCTGCGATGCGATCTGCTCCAAACGCTTAAATTGTGCATCGTATGACTTGCCATCAGGCTCGATGTACTCTGCGCGACCTTCAGCAGGAAAGGCCAAAGCTTCACCAGGACCAGCCGATACCTCTTCAGCCGACGATGGGAAACCAAAGAATGCCAGCATCGGCACTGCGCTGATGTGCAGTTGATTGTCCAGATCAGACTGAACCTGATACGCTTTTAGGTTTAGCTCTGCGATGTCTTCCAGTGGTGGTCTGGATTCCATCATGTTGTAACGATTGGAAAAGGCTACAGCGAATGGGATTTCTTGCAGACTGGTGGTGCCTTCATCAATGATGCGGAAGTCGCCTTTCTTGTCACGACGGTGAATTTGATACTCACCTGGCTTTAGGACGCGGATTTGCTCAACCTGCTCTTCACCATATTCGCTGTCGTCTGATGGCACGATGACAGATTCGAGCAAACGAAGCTGCGTGAGTTGCGTACTGCCATCTTTGATTTCGGTGCGGAAACCAAGGATTTCGCGTGGTGTGTAGCTTACCCAATATGGACGACCACCATCTGACGGTGCATCGACAAGAATGCCGACGTGACCGTAACGAATCATTTTGCGGGCGGTTTCGTAGGTCCAAGTGTTCAGATCGTTGCCTTGCAGGTCAACGTCAAACAGTTGCTCGCGGATGGTGTCAGTAACGTCGTTGAGCCTGACGGGCTTGCGGGTTAGCATACCAGCCAGCATCCGTTCTAGGCGTTGGTAGTATGGCGGGCAAACGCTGCGGGCTAAGCGGTTGTCGTAGCTATCGTCAAGCTCTCGCGGTTCCTGCGGCAGGTAACGGCGATGCTTTTTACGCATACCGTAGGTGCCGGAAATTAGATCCTCGATCAGTACCCAGTGCGGCTCTTGCGCGTACCAAGCCGTGTTGGGGTCGTTGACTTTGGTGACAGCACGCTGAGCTTGCGGGCGATCGTAGAAGTTATAGCCGGTGTACATCAGCCGCGCTGTCTTGCAGTGATTCTATTTTAGGCACGCATTAAAAAAACCCCCGAAGGAGGCTTGGGTGATCCAAGGATTGTTGATCATGGGAGTGGTTGGATAGGTAGTTCAGAAATCGGCACCCACCAAAGCTCGGTGGTCCAAATGCCGCCGGTTCGCATTAGGCGGTGCTCATAAACGACAAACTCTTCGGTTTCGCCATCTGGTATGCAGGTCTCACCGCGTGCGTGTGGCAATGAAGCTGGAATGTAAATTGCCCGCTTGCATGGCGGCCAAAAGCCTTGTGCGCGGTACTGCTCGTAGGTGAATCGCATAAGATTAGGGGCGCCGGAGCGCCCCGATACGGGTTAGGTAAATGCTTGATTGTTGAGCATGTTGTTGGCGGTGTTCAGCCGCTGAAACAGTTGCGGCAGGATGTAAAAGTGACCTTCACGCTTGGCTGCTTCGATCATGTTAAGGGTCTCGGTGCGAAACTCTTGCCACTGTTGGCGGTGGGAGGGCTTGGTGGCTTGAGCTGCGGGCCGGAGAGTGACGACTTTAGTGGCTTGAGCGAGGTTGGCAGCCTTAAAAGCGGCGGTCTCAGTTGCGGTGCGGGTGGGGTTGAAGCGAATCATTTGCTTGTGTGTGGTGGGGTTTCCCCCTGACTCCTCAAGTATGCACCAGCTAAGCCCTGCTTCACCGTGTTGTGTGCAGTTTTTGCAACTGGCTCAGTAGATCCTGATTCCAGTGCCCCGCCCAGCACCAGCCTGCAGCGGGTTGAACTCACGCCACACTAGATAGGAAGCGGCATCATTCATATGGTCGTAACCGCCTTCTTTGTCTGGCTCACTCTTCTCGTTATAGCTCTGCAGCTCTAAGCATTCGATCAGCTTTTTGCATTTCGGGTCGATCTGCAGCCTGATCTCACCTTTGCCATTTTCTAGCAACGCTTGGACAGCAGCCACACGATCCCGCACGGGAGGGTTTGCCTTTGGCGATTGGTTTGACATGCCGTAGCTTTCAAGAATCTGGATGTCGGTTTGCGTAGCATTTGTTGATCGTGCTGCACCTGAAGCATCAGGGTAAACGTAGATGCGGCGGTAAGGGTAACGTCTGCGGATTTCTTGCGCGAGTGCGTCGGTGTCATGGGCCTTAGCGATCTCGTCAATAAAGAGTAACTTGTTTTGCGTGCGGATAGCAATGGCAGCATTCATGTTGCCGATGTTAAAGTCAATGCCAATTCTTAGCGGCTGATCAGCGTCGTCTTTGATGGCGGTAACGTGCTTAGACCGATCAAAACGATCGTATACCTGCCCAGTGTTGAGGTTGACAAACTCGCCGTCAAGATACGCTTTTAGCAAGCTTGGGTCATAGTTTGCTTGCAGGCGTTCAATAAAATCTGATGGTAGATGCGGGTTGTCTACTGTCCGCATTTTGATCAGTTTTCGGTCATCGCGATTCTGAGCATCGTCGCTGCCGAAGGTGTTATACATCCAGCGGAAGCCTTCCGGCGTGGATGCTGCACCAAACTGTCTTGTATTGCCAGAGCGTAAACGACCGAGAATTTTGGGGAATGCGCGATTAGCAATGCTAGGCGTTACCGTGTCGATCTCATCGGCCAGTACCCATGCGAGGTTGAGGCCAATGATACGCGACCAATTCTCGAAGCTACGGCACAGAATCTTTGTATCGCCTCCTGGTAGGTGCAGGACGTATTCAGGGAGTGGTGATGCTCTGAAGGTGTACGGGATGTTGTAATGCTCAAGGAAATTATCGAAGTCTGTTTGCCAAATGTCACGGATCAACGGACCAGTGGGCTCCATCACGGTACCGATGAAACCTTGATTGGCAGCAGCTAGGGTAACGGCTTTGGCGCATAGGGCACGAGTTTTGCCAGCGCCGTAACCAGCCGAGATACCAAGGATCTGCGTGGAGTTATCGGAAACAAAGGAAAGCTGCCCTGGATGCAGGTCAGCGTAAATCTGCTGCAGCGTGTTATCTAGATCGAAGTGCTCAGCGCGATCTAAGACTTGAACTTGCAGTTCAGCGAGTCTGGCAAAGACGGCGCTAGTCTTCCGCATCTACCAGCTCCTGGCCGGTTTTTGCTTGAATGCGTAACAGGATGGTGCGTTCTTGTTCTGGGGTAAGACCTGCTTCGGAGATGGCGGATACGGCAGCTTCTACGCCTTCAGCGCGAGCACGAGTTACGGCAGCATTATCGGAATATTGGCGACGGTAAGCAGGTGAGTGCGTGAGCATCCATTGAGCGGATTTGCTATCGCCGTCTTGAGCGCAGTTGGTGATGATATTTATGAACTTGTGAGCACCTTTAGCGCGACCTTCATTAAGAGCAGCTAAAAGAGATAGTTCATCTTCGGTAGGATTGTCACCTTTTGCATTAGAAACCCAGTTTTTTAGGGAAGCGTAGCTTACCCCAACAGCGGGTGCGATATGTTCTAAAGCTGCGCCATATTCTGCGAGGACGCGCACTTTTTCAATGACATCAGCATTGAGTTTATAGTGGCGGCGTCGTGGTTTCATAGGAATTGTAGGATTTACGTAGGCAAGCTTCCCTTAGTCTGGGGCGTTTTTCTTCGATTAGATGCATACTGCTTACATGAGTGCAAGCTGTAACACCGTTTAGGGACAGGCAAACGCGGTACATGTCATCTGGGAGATGTTCGTACCAGAACTGCTCCATGATGGGAGTTTAGGGTTTGCTTAAGTTTAGTGTAGCGCTCCGGTGGACGTTCGGGGTTGCATAGGGTGGAGTGAAGTGCAGTGTAGTAATCGTCGTAGGTTGAGAGGATGTCGCGGATGGTGTCGTCAGAGGGGTACAGATGAGGGTGTAGCGTCATTGATGTTTTCGCAGAGGTAGTCGATGTCGCGTGCGACGAGTAGTTTGATGCGATCTTGAAAGAGGTTGGTGTAAAGCCCGTCAGTGCGACCTGAGGTTTGATATAAGGCTTCGATGTAATCAGCGCGTAGCTGTTGCTCGATAGGGTCGCAGGGATTTTGTTTGGTCATGCTGCGGCAAGGGTAGAGATTGCGATAGCTGCGACGTGTTCAGCTTGTTGACGTGTGAGGGTACCGTTTGTGCGTTGACGAATAGCTGTGGTAAGAGAGTGTAAAGCGTTAGCACTAAGACCAGTAGCGTGCAGGTTACGGCGAATGATGTCCGCACGAGTTGTTTTGTTTTCTGAGGCTAGGTTATCAAGAAATTGCAGATCAGACTCTTCTAGTCTTACTTTGATTTCACGCATGATGCAGATTCAATTGCCGCCTGAATGCGACAGAGATCGTTGTTGAAGGATGCTAGCAAATCAGCGGGCAAGGGTAGCTGATCTTCCATAGCGTTATCGAGGATAGCACGCGCTTGAGCTTTGGCTAAATCGAGCGTGTCGGACAGGGATTGAACGACAGGTTCTTGACGGATGGTGAGAGGTTGCATGGGATCAGAAATCTTCAGGTGAGATGATTTGTTCGGAGCGGAGAAGGTTTTGATGTCGGACGCCACGGTAACCGTTGGGGAAGGTTTTCCAGTTGACGTGCATGTTGTCTTTGAAGCCTGGCGATGGGTCATCGAGGCATTCGAGGGTGATCAAACCACGATCGAGCATGTGCTTAAGGGTTTGACGGACGGAGACTAGATCAAAGGCGAGCTTGGACATCAGAAGAGATTTTGAAGGACTGGGTTTGTGACGGGCTCATCATCAAAACCATGTTGCGCTGTAAATACCCGTGATGCAGGGTGCTTCGCCGTGACGACTTCAGAGGCGCTGTAAGGCGCCTGAGGGCGTGGTTTGAACACATCCCCCCAGCCACTAGCAATAGCACGCTCTAAGGCGCTCCTGCGGTCGTCTGTGCTCCATTGCCGCAGTTTGTTGCAGATGCGCTTGAGGACGCTGCTAGATCGCGTGCCTTTCTTCGTGGCCCAAAACTCGACGAGCAGATCAGCGCAGTCGTCCAGCTCAAACGGGATCGACGTACGCGGCAGCTTCTTCGTTCGATTCGGATCAAGCCCTTTTTCCGCGCTTGCGCGTTGGGTTCTTGTTCTTGGGTTCTTGTTCTTGGGTTCTTGTTCGTAGGTCGTTTTCGACCTAGGGGGTAGGTCGTTTTCGACCTGGGGGGTAGGTCGTTTTCGCCCTAGGGTACCTAGGTCGTTTTCGACCTGGGTCAAATTCGACCTGGGTGTCGGAGACTCGATTTTGACGTGGTAAACGGTGGTGTAACCCAAGCGTGGTTGCGCTTCGATCCAGCCGATTTCCTTTAACCACTTCAAAGACCGTTGGATGACCTTGCGGCTGATACCGGTTTCAACGTGGATGGTGTGTAGCGAAGTCCAGCAGCCTTGATCGGATCCCCAGCCATGGCGATGCAGCACGGCATATACCGCCCATGTGACAGCATCAGCCTGATCCATGAGCTTGTATGGGATCGCGGCGAAACCGCTAGCGGAAATTTTTGTGGGCATGGTAAAGTCTTCATGAAAGGAACTTTGGACCTAGCGGCGGCTGCAACCGTCGCTTTTTTATTGGCCGTAGGTCAGTCTAAGCAGTCATACCAAGCCTTTACGGTTTGCTCATGACGGCATAACAATGAGTCAGCAGCGCTTTTGATCGTTGCTTCTTTTTTGTAATCAATCCATGACGGCTGACCTGTAGACCAGTAAGCTGCCTCTTCTGCAGCGATCTGAGCAGCGATAAGGTCATGTGACCTACGTGTTGCCGCCAAGTCGTCCTTTAAGGCTTGCAGCAGGGCTTTGGTGTTCATGGGCAAAATGGATGGCACGCCACCTTTGCTGTGATTCAGCTTTCTGTCAACGGCTTGGAGCCAGCACCCCAAGGCAGTAAGCGCCACGTCGGTGGTGGCAGGATGGTCGAGGCAAGCAAGCGCGTAAAGCCTTGGCGTGCAGCGGTAGCAGCAGAGGCTGAGCTAGCGGGTGAGCAGATCGCTGGTGCGTGCGCCATCAGCATCGTGTTTCGGTTCTGCCGCCCCAAAGGTCATTTCAAAGCCAGTGGTGATCTGCGCGACACTGCACCACGGCATTGCATCGTGAAGCGGAACGACATCGATAAGTGCATCAGGTCAACGCTGGATGGGCTGGTACAGGGCGGATTGCTAGTGGACGACTGCCTTGTGGTGACGATCAACGCGGAGAAACGGTACTGCGTTGGGGCTGAACCGCCTGGTGCGCTGATCGACGTGATGGCACTGGGTTGACGCACGGCGAAGCAGGGTGTACGATGGAGGCACGCCATAAGCCAGATGTGCCCTCGGGCAGGCGCTGGATTCTCGCCCATAGAGACACGAGCTATGGGGTTGGAAACAGATCACACGACCAACTGAAAAACGAGATCAACATGGCCTGACTAAGCCTGCATCGCCGGTTGGCCCGGCACCACATTTCAGCCACGCAAAAAACTGTTACACAACACGGCGCAGCAGGGTTGAGATGGTGCATAATTACATCAAGCGGGACACGAGCCCGCACCACCCCACAAAATCATGTTCTACATCGCCCGCAACACACTTCCCTTCACACGCAACATGAGCAAGAAAGCCGCCTTGGCTCTTTGGGAAGCCAACAAAAGCACTGAAGCCACAGACAGCGCTCTTTACCAGCTCTGCAAAGCCACAGCTACCAGCAGCATTAACCCTGTGGTCGTCATAAATTTGGTTTGATGCAATGCGCGTATTAGTCGCTTGCGAATACTCAGGTCGTGTCCGTGATGCTTTTAGGCGTTGCGGACATTTTGCTATGAGCTGCGATTTGCTGCCCACTGAGGCTGATGGACCGCACTATCAAGGACCAGTCGAAGACGTGCTCGTTGAAGGCTGGGATCTCATGGTTGCTCATCCACCCTGCACGCATCTCGCCGTTTCCGGCTCTCGGCATTTTCCTGCCAAAATTGCCGATGGCAGGCAGCAGGCAGCTCTTGATTTTGTTCGACTGCTTATGGATTCACCGATCCCGCGTTGGTGCATCGAAAATCCAGTCAGCGTAATTAGCTCTGTCATCCGGCGTCCAGATCAAATTATCCAGCCTTGGCAGTTTGGGCATGGTGAAACCAAGGCAACATGCCTATGGCTAAAAAACCTCCCAAAACTCAAGCCAACAAATTGCGTAGAAGGCCGTGAAGCACGGATTCACTTGATGCCGCCAAGTCCTGATCGTTGGAAAGAGCGCAGCCGCACCTTTGAAGGCATTGCTTTTGCCATGGGCGAGCAATGGGGCAATGCGCCTTTGCCAGCAATTGCAGATCAGTTAAGCCTTTTAGGTTGACGCACGGCGCATCACGGTCTACCGTCTCAGCAAGCAGGCCCAGCCTGCACCACCCCACAAGCCATGATCACCGTCATCCGCAAGCAGCGTCCTGTACTGCCAGGTGAAACGCTGCCGCCTGCACCACCGAGCTACAAAAAACCCGCACCGCAACTGCCGCCAATCAAATGAACATCCCAACAGATCAGCAACTAGGCCACCGTATTGAATCCATCGTCCGCACCATCGCTGTTATCGCTGCTTTTGTTTACACCACGGGGTTCACCTGCGGGCAAGCAATCCATTGGTTATCAGCCAACCTCACGCAACTGCACATCCATCTCCTAAAACCCAATGACGCCAAAGCCGGGCATGTTGACACGCATCCTGTTGTTCTTACTCCCGACTTTGACAATCGCGTCAATATTGGACGCACACGTACAACCAGCTCTAAAGGTTTTGCCGCATGAACAAGAAAAGATTTTACTTTGCCATTCCCGAGGCGAATGTATTTGAATGCGTCTGGGCTTTTAGCTTTACGGAAGCCAAGCAACTTGTAGCAGCAGAATGGCTGCCATTTTGGAACAAAATCGAATGGATCAACCAATGACGCAAAAATTCAAGCCAATGGACCTTGTTTATGTCCGTAACTGGCCATTGAACGAGCACGTCGAAGTTTTGCAGCGCATTGACGTCATGACGCCATTGCCGCATTACATCGTACGGACAAAACACGGCGCCAAGTATCAGATCAGTCAACTTGAGCTATCAAAGCACAAGATCGAGAAATCGTGAGGACTCGCGCCGCTGCCACCCCTGGTCAACGGCGCTATCCCACCTGACTGTATCGACAACGCCCTTACCCGTGGTACACTGTGCTCAGTCCCGCTGGACTCCACCCCATGATGACTACCACCCTCAACAAAATTCAGGAGCACCATACGCTCCTTACTGCCCGTCGTTTTGGCGGCACCTTTATTAGCACCATTGCTCAGGCTGGAATTTTTGCTGATCCAGAAAACCGCAAGCGTGTTTTTGCTGCATTCCCAGAACTGGTTTATCAGTACGGACCTTCAAGTCACTTCTATTCCGAAGATCAGTGAACAACGACGAATATCATGCTGACCCAGCCGTCAGCGCATCGCATCTTCATGCTGTCGCAAAATCACCAGCGCACTACTACGCTCGTTACATCGATCCCAATCGCAGGCCGACCATTCCTACTGCGGCAATGAAACTCGGCACTCTTGTACACACTGCTGTACTGGAGCCTGACGAGGTTTACAAACGCTACGCAGTCTGCCCACCACGTAACACCAAAGCTGGCAAGGAAGCTGCAGCAGAAATGGCAGCCAATGGCATCGAAACCGTTACCCAATCCGATTGGGATATGGCACGGGATATGTGTGAGGCTGTCTACGCCCATCCGATCGCAGCAGAACTGCTATCAGAAGGTGCGCCAGAGCAATCAATTTGGTGGACAGACCCAACCACCAAACAACGCTGCAAATGCCGTCCTGACTGGCTCAAAGGCGATGGCACCATCATTGACCTTAAGACCACGCAGGATGCCAGCGCTAACAGCTTTGCCAAGTCTGTAGCCAACTTCCGTTACCACGTCCAGCAAGCCCACTACCAAAACGGCACGAGCGCTGAGCGGTTCATCTTCATCGCAGTTGAAAAGTTCCCGCCTTACGGTGTTGGGATTTATGAACTCGACGCTGAAGCGGTTGCGGAAGGCAGTAGGCTAGCTGCTCGTGATCTTAGGCGCATCGCAACCTGCCATCAAATTAACGAATGGCCAGGTTACAGCCCAGCAATCACGCCATTATCTTTGCCGACTTGGGCATACAACGGCGACATTATTTCACCTGAGGATTTTTGATGGCTTTCCCGAATCTTGCTGGCATCATCAAAAAAGATGATGTCTACAAAAAAGGCACCGGCAGCTTTACCGCAAGTTACGTTGCATGGGCCAGAATTGCACAGTTGCTGCACGAACATGCACCAGGAGTTGATTTCCACCTTGAGCCGACGCCTGATGGCCAGATCGTGCATAAAGCGCCTGATGGTACTGGCTATGTTCTGTGCTATTTCACCAACGCTGAAGGAAAGCAAACCAGTCTCTTCCCGTTCCCGTGCATGGACCACCGGAACAACGCAATCCCGTTTGACAAGATCTCAGCGCGTGTCTTAACTGATACGCATCGTCGTGGTCTTTGCGCTGCAGCAGCATTTCACTTCAGCCTTGGTTCTGAGCTTTGGGCTAAACAAGAGCTTGAAGATGCAGGCGTTGCAACGGATGTCGAGCAACCCAAGCCGCAACTTAAAAAAGATTCAGTTACAACAAAACCCGCCACTGTGCAGTCTGCATTGCAATCTCAAGCGGCCAAGGCAGGCGCTAAAGCGATCTCTCAAGCCAAAACGCTAGAAGCTATCAGCCAGCTAACTGAACGCCTTACAGCGCGTCACGAAGCCGGTGACATAACCGATGCAGAGCACAAAGAGCTACTGCAAATGCTCATTGACAAGGAGGACACCGTGAAATGATGCACGATGACACGCAAGCGTATCTGACAACAGAACAGCTTGCTGAACGCTACGGATTAAAACCTGCCACCATCAAAGGGTGGCGCATCAGAAAACAAGGTCCGACGTGGTATCAAGTGCCACGCATCGGACTTAGCCCAAGACAAGCACGGACGCGGTATCGACTCGCAGATGTGCTTGCCTGGGAGCAATCCACTAACATCACCCCCATCAACTGATCATGACCGAACTGAACGCATCTTTTAGCCTGTTCCCCGCTCAGGAGAAAAAGTCTGAGCGTAGCCCTGATTACAGCGGAGTTATCGAAATCCCTGCGGATCAGGTTGATGCACTTGTCGCGCATCTTGGTACGCAGCCTGAGAATAACTGGAAGGATGAGCCTGTTTTGAAGCTGCGGATTGCTGGCTGGAAAGCCCAAAGCCAAGGCGGCAAGAACTACCTGAACGGAAAGATCAGCGTGCCGATGCAGCAGCAGACGGCAGCCACTAGCAATGACGACATGCCATTCTGATGACTGATCCGTATTTCACTGTTAAGTGCCTGAACCGCACAGAGCAGCCGCAAACACTGATCTGGCAGGCAATGCACCAGGATTACAGCGAGGAATGCGTAGCCTATGAGCATCCACCATGCGAATCAGAGGCTGGCGACATCGCTGTCAAGCGGCTTCTGCTAGGTGGTCGTGGGCATTATGGTCCGCTTGAGCATCCCAGCATCACGTTCAATGTTGGCTGGTTCCCGCATTCGGTGATGCAACAGGCTCGAACTCATCGCGTTGGAGTGAGTTTTGACGTGCAGTCGATGCGCTATACCGGTCAGCGTGTGGCGCAGATTGCTCGCGGCAAGGTTGATCTTGAGGAGGTGTTCTATCTCAGGCCCGTCGGCGAATACACCGACCGCCAAGGCAAGAAGTACAGCTACACACCAAAGCTCAGGGCGCAGGATGCTGAGCGTTGTTATGACGCGGCTGAAGCCTATGCAGCCAAACTTAAGTTGGGCTTTGCCGAGGAACATGCTCGCGCATTGCTGCCGTTCGACTTCCGGCAGCATTTTGTCGTCAGCTTCAACGTGCGATCGTTGATGCACTTCTTGGACCTTCGCGCCAAGGCTGATGCTCAATGCGAGATTCAGCAGTTGTGCGATTTGATGTTGCCGCATTTCATCGAATGGGCGCCTGCGATTGCAGACTGGTACGAGAAGAACCGTTGGGGTAAAGCGAGGTTGGCACCATGACTGAACCATCCCGCCGCGAGCGTTACCTAAAAGCGCTTGAGATTGCAGAACGCCATGGCAACAGGTTTATGGCACAGAACATCCGCGCTGAGTTGCGGAAGCTTGATTCACAGGAGACTCGCAATGACTGACCACCCCATCACCCCACCGCCTGAGCTGGTGCAGCAGTGGATGAACGAAATTTACGACGATCCCAACGGTGTTGATCAATTTGTTAGTTCAGACGACAGAGCCTTGGCTGCCCGCGCCGCTCAATGGGGTTACTTGCAGCACGAAAAGGCACTGCTCGACGCCATGCACGCCACCGAACTTCCTCCCTCATAGTGAAACCGTTTAATAAGGTGTTCGCTTATTTAAAGTTCAACGCACATCTTTTAACATGCCCGATTCAATCAATCACCCTGACCACTACAATCAAGGCAAAATTGAGTGCATTGACGCAATTGAAGCAGCCTTGACATCAGATGAGTTTCGCGGTTTCTGCAAAGGCAATACCATGAAATACATCTGGCGTGAACGCGGTAAAGGCAACGCAGAATCCTTAGCAAAAGCTAAATGGTATCTTGCGAAGCTCATAACCCTAGAACACGGCTTAGACCGTTAAAATAGATACGATGCAGCGCCTTGCCCATGGCGGCTGATGAACAACTCAAGTTCACCTGTCGCCGCACGCGCCGCTGCCGCGAAAAACTTCCTGCTGATTTGCTCATTCGTGATGCTGCCACGGGTGAGCTTTTTTGTAAGCCTGGTCATTGTCCCAAAGGTAAAGGCGATACGCAAGAAGCACTGACACAACTGCAGATCGAAAATCGCCGCTTGCGAGAGCAGGTGCGTGGTCAAACCAGCGATCAGGACAGGCTGCTTAGCAAAGTCGAAAGCCTGCAGGATCAGCTAGCCACGGCTTTGGAAATCCGTGACATTGAGCAACCCGCACCGCTCGCAGCAAATGCCACAGGTAAACGCAGCGAGACTGTCCCCCTACTGCTGTGCTCAGATTGGCATTGCGGTGCGATTGTCGATCCAGCTACCGTCTGCGGCCTAAACCGCTACGACGTTGACATCTTCCACGAACGTGCCAATGCTTTGTTCCGCAACACGCTGCGAGTCGTGCGGATGCTGCGCTCGACTGCTGAAGTGCGTCGCTGCGTGATCTGGCTTGGGGGTGATCTGATCGACAACTGGTTGCACCCTGATCAAGTCGAAACGCAGATCCTGAGCCCGACGCAGCAGCTTATCGAATGCGAGCGTGCCATTGTTGTTGGTCTGGATTACCTACTAGAACACGGCGACTTCGAGCAGATTATCGTGCCTTGCTCCTTCGGCAACCATGGCCGCACAACGGAGAAGATGCGTGCTGGCAACGCCGCAGCCACCAGTTACGAATGGTTGATGTTCAAATCCCTTGCTCGCCATTACCGCAAGGAACAACGCATCAGCTTTGACATTAGCGATGGCAACATTCATTACGTAGACATCCTTGGCCATCGTCTTCGGTTCCATCACGGCGATGCCATTCGCTATGGCGGTGGCGTCGGAGGTATTACGATCCCGCTGCAAAAATGGATCTACCGCCAAGACCAAGGCATTAAGGCCGACCACACCTTTATGGGCCACTTTCACCAGCTCACGATGGGTCAAAACTGGTCAGTCAATGGCAGCCTGATTGGCGCCACGCCCTACGGTATGAAACTAGGCTTTGCCCCAGAACGCCCGCAACAGCTCCTACGCTGCATCGACTCAGAGCGAGGTTTCACAATATCAGCGCCTATCCTTACTGATTAGGTGGATCACTGCATTGATGGCTGCTACCTTGTGCCACGTCGTCGCGCCAAACGCGAGTTCAGACAATCCATCCTTGAAGCCTGGCAGCATCATTGTGCTTACTGCGGCAAACCAGCCACAACACTGGATCACGTCAGACCACGCAGCAAAGGTGGCGAAACCGTCCGTAGCAATCTGATCTCATGCTGCGCCAACTGCAATTCACGCAAGGGATCATACGAATGGGTCGAATGGTTCCGGCTGCAACCGTTTTGGTCCGCTGAACAAGAGGGAACCATTTGGTTATGGTTACATCAAGACTACAAAAGCGAAGACGCCGCTTGAAATAACTGCTAAGCTACCGCCGGTCATCATTACCACCCCATGAGCGCCGACGTTCTTCGTGACTACCTCAACGAGGTAGGAAAATATCCGCTTTTGACAACATCGCAAGAAATCGAGTTGTCACGCCGAGTACAGCGCTGGCGAGAATTGAGAGACTTGGAACGAGAGCTGACTAAGGCTGAACGACGCGAAATTAAAGGAGGGCAAAAAGCACGCGAACAACTTGTCAAGTGCAACCTTCGATTAGTCATCCATATCAGTCGTCGTTTTGTTTCACGAATTAAAACCGCTGGCATGGATCACATGGATCTGATTCAAGAAGGCGCTCTAGGGCTGCAGCGTGCCGCAGAATTATTTGATGGCACAAAAGGCTATAAATTCAGCACCTATGCTTATTGGTGGATCCGGCAGGCGATGTCACGCAGCATTGAGATGCAGGATCGCGTGGTTCGTATTCCTAGCAATGCACTGGAAAAAGTCAATAGAGCTTTTAAGATTCAACACGAGTTTACGCAAGCGCATGGGCGCGTCCCAAGCATTGACGAGATTGCCGAAATCATGGACATGAAACCAAAGGAACTAAGACTAGTTATTGAACGCTCAACAGCGCATACAAGCCTAGACAGCTTAGCCATTCAAGACGGCACCGCTTTGGTTGACATGCTTTCAGAATACGAAGACCTGTACGATCACGTTGATCATTCGGAAAGATACGCTGATTTTGAGTTTGCCTACAATCAATTAGACGACTTTGATCGTGAAATTGTTGCAAAATATTATGGTCTTTACGGTAACGATGCACGGGCTTTACACATTATTGCAAAAGAGCATGGTGTTTCGCGTGAACGCATTAGGCAGCGACGTGATCGCGCCTTAAATAAAATTGGTAAAGCATTGCGTCATACGGCAACCTTTACGCCTATAGTGGAAGGTCAGCACATGCAGCAATTGACTCTAGTTCAATGATCCGTCCAGTAGCTTGTTTTATCAAAACTTGCTGTAGGTGATTTTGTTTTATGAGCTGAGCGCAGAGCCTGCGAACTTGTTCTGTATCATCACAGGACAAAGGCACGCGGGCTTGCTTCTCTAGACTGAGTTGCTCCTCTAGGGGCAGTTCAACGATCATCCATTGCGCCCAGCTCATGAAACCTCCAACATTAGAAAAACATAATGACATTTGGCGTGTCATCTATGCTGGAATGATAAAAGAACACAGGCAAGAATGGCAAGCCCGTGTATTTTATCAACAAGCTCTTCAGCTTTACACTGAACGCATGAGGCGTGTATTTTAAGCTACATTTGGCATTACACGCAGGTGATTATTGTAATGACCGGTTACGGCATAGGATCGTGCCGGTGTGCTGCTCATGCGATGAAATACCATTTGACCGATCTTTAGGCCGGAATATAACGGCAAACGATGGTGCCGCAAATTGTTTTTAAGCTCTAACGTCAGTTTGCTATTGTTCCAGCCTGGATCGCACCATCCAGCAAGCATGTGATTGTATCCTTCCCTAGCACGGCTAGATTTGAGCACAAACTGAGCGCTAATAGTATTTGGCAAATTGAATTGCTCTACCGTTTCGGCAAGGCAAAACTCGTTAGGTAGCATCCAGTAAGGATCCTGCTCAGTACGCTCAGAAATATCCATCCGCACTAAATCGCGTTGATCGGCAACCTCGATCATGATCTCATTGCCAAGAGTCAAATCAAGGCTGGCAGGATTTAATAACTCAGGCCGGAATGGCCATACCATTTGCTGTTGTTCGCATAACTGACGGATCTCAAGATCGCACAGAATTGTCATGTCAAAATTCCGGTCTTACCAGAATAGCCCAGCCAGTGCTAGCACCATCAGCTTCCCAGCGCCGCAACCAATTCTTGCGGCTGTACTCAACACGAACACCAAGAGAAGCAGAATTACCGATGTAACCGCCATTGATCATGTCAGCTTCACCATTTGGGTCGTTATGGACGATCGTATCTTCGGTGTACCCAATCACGCAAGTCCAATGACCGCCGCCATGTGGGTTTTGTACAGAACCATTGTGCAACCAACCAACAGCAACAGGACGTCCTGCATTGATTTCAGATTCAAGCGTCTTGACTGAACAGTCAGTGCGGAACCTAGCGTCAAAACCCAGTGACCTTAAAGCCTCGACCTGTGCATGTGGGTTTGTTGTATCGCCATATCTAGCGCGAATTTTGTTGTATTCGTCATCGCTTTTAACTTTGCCATAGTATCGAGCAATCATGGCGCAGGTGCTGCTAAAGCACTCGCGGTATCCGGTACCTGATGCGTTATCGAGTTGATACTCGTAGGGCACATCAAGGATGCGTTCACCTGGCTTGCCGAGCTGCGAATCCATGATCGCGATCAGTTTCTCGGCATACTTCGGATCAGTTGCATAGCCTTCTGCGACCAGCAACCGAGCGCATTCGTTGCGATCATTAGCGCGGTTCACGCCTTGATGCTGTTGGTAGTTCTGATACCACCGCGAAACGAGGTACTCAACGCAAGCAGCAAGAGACGGGAAATCGATAAAGCTATCGGTGATGGTGACCCATTGCCCATCCAAGAATTCGCGTGTTGTGGTGGATGTGCCGGATCCCTTCAGCCCGAAGTAATTGTGCTGGCCTGAGACGTGCTTACCCCATCCTGATTCGAGTGCCCACTGGGCAGCAACGACTTCAGGGAATTTGGCACCAGCAACTGCAGCAGCGGCCATGATGCCGTTCCAATCATTGTCGTAACTGGCAGGCGCCTCAACTGCCGATGACCACGTTGAATACCAGTCTTGATCACGCGCAAGCAAACCAGGAGCTGCGGCATTGATGGCCTGTTCTAGCTCGTTGATGGCAGCCGTCTGGTGTCCCAGCTTCTGGTAGTAGCGGAACAGGTCAATCAGTCGGATCGGTGTCGCGTTCATCGAACCAAGGAGCACGGATGTGTAGGTCGTCGAGCCGCCCTGGTGGCTGAACCGTAGGCGGCTGGGTTTTGTGCCAGTCTTCGATGGCACGATCCAGTCGGGGTTTTAAGGTCGCGTGGAATTTGCGGCGGTTGATCGCACGCTGCAGATCCTGCAACGGCGAGCGTGTGTCGAACCGCCACAACCAACGACCGTCAGCAGGGATCAGCCCTTTTTTGCTTTGAGGTGCTTCAGGACTTCGAAAACCAGCTGAATCACGCTGTTTTCGCGCAAAGGCGACAGGGCGATGATCTCAGATGCGGCGGCGATCACAATCCAGGTGATCGGCGAGGCGAGGATTTCTTCGAGGTGCATTGGAGGTGTATTACTCTTGCCTCAACTCTAGCGATCCTTGCTTTCAAGTAATGTGATCCTGTTGGCATGTTCGTTAAGCCTTGTATAGATCGTTTTTCGGTCTTCCTTCATATCCTGATGCAACTCCTCCAGTTTTCCAGCGATCGACTCGACCGCTGCAGTAAGACGTATCACGGCTTCGCGGGATTCACTGGTACGTCGGGTGAAGCCGGATACGGACATGCCAGCAATGCCAATCGAGGCACCTAAGACCGCTGCGTAGATTTCGATCACTGGTGCCTCGGTGCCTCCGGTTACAGTTTAACTCCGCGTGGCCGCAGCTTCATAGGCGGCAATAGCCTGACGGATTTTTTCCATCGTGGCAGTGTATGCCTCGACGCGACCGTAATACCAGTGGCGTTCAAACTCGCGGAACAGATCGATCAGTTCCACGGCACACCGGTGATTTCTACTGCAGTTTAAGGCATCTTAGCTGCCGAGCGCCTCGATCATTTGGTAGGATAGTGTTTTCGTCGCTGTGCTGTGACTGGGCTGCCAAACCCTTGCTTGCCGCTGGAAATTGCCGAAAGCTGGTTTTCATGCGATTTTGAAAACGGAATTCTTTACTGGAAAAAAGGCCGAAGGAGGGGCTATCCGGCTGGCACCGTAAAGCCACACGGGTATCGAATCTTAACTCTAAACAAAAAGTACTATCCTGTTCACAGGATTATATGGATGCTTTACACCAAAAAAGACCCGTATCCGCTATGTGTAGACCATGCAAATGGGGTGCGTAGCGACAACAGAATAAGCAACCTTAGGCTGGCAACAAAAGCGGAAAACACTCAAAACCAAAAAATAACTAAACGCAATACTTCTGGATACAAAGGTGTTAGCTACATAAAAAGTAGAAGCACCTGGGACGCGAGAATAATGAAAAATCGCAAAGTTTACTGGCTAGGCGCATTCAAAAGTAAAGAGGAGGCTTTTGCCGCTTATCAAAAAGCAGCGCAAGACCTCCATGGAGACTTTGCTCGCTTAGCTTAAGCCCAAGGCACTCCAGCAGCTTTTGTGGGACTTCTTTTCTCATCGAGCTGCGCTTGCAGTGCGGCCTCGATTTCAACGACTTTCTCATCACCGAACGCATCTTTGATCCAGCCGACGACAATTTCTTCGGTAAGGCTGTCGAAGGGGATCATGGTATCAGGCTCAGGCGCTTCAAGCCTAAGTGACCCATACGTTCCAGAAGAATGGAAATTATCATTTGCTGAAACCGTATAATGAACGGCAAAAACGACGCCATTAGCAGTGTGGCGTTCCATGTTGGCGATGCGCCAAGAAAAGATGGTGTTCATGATATTTAAAAGCCTGTTGACATTGTAGCGCAAAACCCCCATGGGGACATAAGTCGGTTATCGCGGCAGGGCGAGTAGAGAGTAGGACTTAGAGGTCTAGCACAAAAAGCAGCGCTAGCGAACTTGGTTTCAAGTGTAATCGGAGCCAAAAATAGTTCGGTACGTCACATAAAGAGTTGTAGTAAAACTAATAGCTCCACCATGAGTTGGCGTAATCTGAAGGATTTCATCAGAACCAGAAGTAGTAGCTGTGGCCGTCAAGTCTGTATATGTTCTGTTGCCAGTATTTAAATTACTAGAGTTGGTGATCGATTCCCGCAGTACATTCCGAGTGTTTGAGCCCGATTGACCATTTACTTGCCAAAGGAATCGCGCTGTTATGACTGAATTACCAGCCCCAGCAACCGCTGATACAAGCACTTCAACTACTTTAGTGCCAAAACCTGGAGTAGGTGTTGTCAAAACAGTAGTAGCAACTCCACTGCTGACTGAACCAACGGATGTTGTGCCTTGTTGTGAATTACCTATTTGAGCGGTTCCATTTACTGTGAGTGTATGGGAACCACTAGACGTGTTAACTAAGAGCCTGCGGGAACTACTGTCAACAAACAAAACATCTGTATTGATCGCCAGGTTTCCAGTTGTCTCGACCGTCTGGCTGCCGAAGTCGGGGTCGATCTTCGTGCCAGCAATCGCAGCACTGGCATTGACATCACCGTCAACGATCACGCCAGATGCGATCGAGGTAGAGATGCTTGCGCCACTGGTCAGATCACTGCTGACCGTACCAGTCACATCTCCTGTGACTTCGAATGTGCGGCTGCTGTCGAGCTTTGTCGCCGTCGCAGCATTGCCGCTAGTGTCTTGATTACCTGTAGTGTTAACGCCTGGCAGGTTGATATTGGCAGTGCCATCAAACGACACGCCGCCGATGTCACGTGCAGTTTCTAGCGCCGTTGCAGTATCGGCATTACCTGCCAGATCAGCAGTGATCGTGCCAGCAGTGAAATCACCGAACGCATCCCGCGCAACAATGGCGTTTGCTGTGTTGGAATCAGTTGCGGTGGTGGCGCTATTGCTGACCTTACCTGCAGTGCTGATGGTGTCGAGCTTCGTGTCAGCAATGGCAGCCGAAGCATTGATGTCACCGTTGACGATGGTGTCATCCAAGATCATCGTGCTGGTCACCGTGCCAGTGTCGCTAGTGGTGACAACTGTGGAATCGAGATAAGCCGCATCAATCGCGTCGCCTTCCCAAGTACCAGTAGCGATGGTGCCGACGCTGGTCAAACTGGAGTTAACAACACCGCTACCAAGCGTGGTGGCATTGAGCACACCATTGCCGTCGATGTAAAACTCTTTGCCGCTTGCTAATTCGACGTGCTCGCTGCTGGTCCAAGCATCAGTGGCATTGACCCAGTTGATCGTTTTATCGGTTGCACCCTTCAGCGTGATGCCGCCACCGTCAGCGGTTGTGTCGGTTGGGGTGCCAACAACACCAAGCTCAATGTTTTTGTCTTCAACGACAAGCGTCTGCGTTTCAAGTGTTGTTGTCACACCTTCAACCGTCAGATCACCGACAACTGTCAGATCACCGCCGATGGTGCCGTTGCTACTGACATCAAGCGTGCCAGTGATGCCAAGCTCATTGCCATCAAAGGTAAGGTTGGCGCTGTCTTCGAGTTCGCCGCTCGCACCAGCAATGACGACGCGATCTTCAGTCAGATCAGAAACGGCTGCACTGGCAAGCGTGGATTGACCGTCTACGTCAAGCGTCGAATCCAATGTGGTGGCGCCCGTTACGTCAAGCGTTCCAGGAACATCAACGTTATTGGTCCATTCAACGCCATTACCAGCGGCGTCGGTTTGAAGCAACTGCCGAGCAGCACCATCAGCCAGCTTGCTAACGGCGATCTCGGCGTTGGCGTTTACATCCGCGTCAACGATCACACCAGCAGCGATCGAGGACGTGCCATCGGTGGCAACGTCTACATCACCTGTAATCTTGCCGACGACCTCACCGACACTGACTTTTTTGGTCACATCGGCATCAACATCCACCACCGGCATAACGTCAGTGGTGGACGGATCCGTTAGATTGGTCAGTTCTGTGATCTTGATGTTAGCCACAGCGGTAAACCCATGCTATTTTTAGTTTAGCCTAGCACGTCGAACCTGCGCTAAACCGCTTGACTGTATTGCTAAGCCCAGATTCGTAGTTATCAATCAAGAAAAATCGGTGCCAGTTACAGTTCTGTAAAATATCTCACCTGTTGAGCTAAAACTAATCGCTCCCCCATGGGTAACAGTTATTTGCAGTATTTCATCGCTTCCAGAAGTGGTTGCTGTAGCTGTAATGTCAGAAAAAGTTCTGTTGGAAGAATTTAGATTACTAGAAGTTGATATAAAAATTCGATCAACTTGCCTGGTGTTTGATCCTAATTGTCCATTTACAGTCCATAGAAATTTTGCAGTTCTTGAACAGTTTCCGTTAGCAATAGCATTAACAGTGACTTCAACTGTTTTGACGCCAAAGCCAGGCTGAGCCGTACTTAAAACTGTGACAGGAGATCCGTTGCTTAAAGATACACTTTTTGTTCCCTGCTGAGATCCATCAAGAATTAAATCCCCGGAAGAGGTAAACGAGGCTTTTTCAACACCTTCAACACTAAAAGCTAGATCACCATCTGAATTTTGGAACAATCCTGTATTGCGTGTGCCTATGCCCACCGATGGGCCTCCCGCCGATCCGTCTTCAAATTGGCATTTAGTAATGACATCATTAACACCACGGACGAACACTTCGCCGGGGCAAGCAACAAACTCATCTACAACAACTGTTGCCGAAGTTGTGGTTGGTTGGAAATAAATTGCTGGCGCATTTGTTCTATAATATCTCCAGTCTGAATCAACAGTGCTATCTACAGTGATAATATTAGACGCTCCTCCAGTTGCGCGTAATTGTGCCGTCCCGGATGTAACCTTGTACTTAACATAGAATCCGCCGGACTCACCTAAATCGAAACCATTTCGCTGGGTGGAGGACATGGTGAATTCAACATGACCGTCACCATTGATAGCTGGTGTGGCACTTGATGCAGTAGGGGAATAAGTTAAAGCAGCAGCAGCCGCATCGGTAGAGCAAGAAGTATCAGGAAAAAGGTTTATAAGCTGTCTGGAAGCAAAAAATACTGCGTTATTATTATTTATACATGTAACACCAGTAGTGGATGAAGCCGCAAGAAAATTAACAAACAACCCTTGAATTTTAGCTGCAGAATTTGCATCAATTTTTATTAGAGACCCTGGCAAAAATTTAATGCCTTCAAAAGAAGCACCAGAAGTTGTCAGATCAAAGGCTGGTCTGTCGTAACACTCCCAATAACCACCGGAAATGCTAATGCCATCACAATTTGTAAATTTTACCCCTTGATTTTGAGCGTTACACCCTTGCAAGGTAATTCCCTCCGAGCCATTGACATCTAAACAGTCATTTGTGCTTGGACTGGTTGGAGATGCGTGCCAAAAAGTGCAAGCCGAAAAAGTCACCGCATTTAGAGTTTGACTGTTAGGACTTAAGACTCCAGTGTTACAGTCTTTCCAGTAGCAATTTACAAATGTACTCCAGTAAAAATTACCTTGAACATCTAAAGCAACATCGCAAGTAAAAAATCTTACACGGTCAAATTTAAGGTTGTACGTGGCTCCAGATGTCTGTATCAGATTTGTGGTACCGCTACTCCCTAAAAATTGAAGGTCTTGAAAAACATGCTGGCTTCCCGATAAAGTTATACCGTAACCCGAAGAAGAAATCGCCTTGATCGTGGTTTGCCTGTAATTATCTCCTACAAATGTTTTGTTGTCACCGCTGATTGATAAACCATCAACAATGTATGTCCCAGATGGGAAATAAATTTTAGTCCCAGAGTTTATAGCGTTTTCAATAGCAGTCGTATCGTCCGTTACGCCATCACCTGTCGCTCCAAAGTCCTTAACGCTTACAAAATCTTGCAATTTGCTTTCAACACTACGCGCAACTGATCCGTTACCGGTTTGCTCAAAGTTGCTAATAAATTCTTGAACAACTCCGTTTGTGTCTTCTATATACAGTTTTGCATCCGCTGCATTAACTCCAATCTCGCCAATATCAAGATCGCTCGGAGCAGGTGCCTGCCCAGAGCTTGTATTGTTTTTGTGGATGATCTTAAGCGTCATAGCAAAACCGCGATATTAGAATTGTAGCTCATATCAAGCGACGCCTTCAAGTAGCTCGACATCCCTGACAGTAACGAAGTTTGCCGATCCAGTGATCACCTCTGTTGCCCGTGTGCTGATAGCCGTGCTTGTGATCAAAATCTGCGCTCTGTAGTACAGGTCACCTGGCAGCAGCGTGTAGGTGTAGCTTACCCGATCACGCTGGTCAGGATCGATCATCCAGAATTCAGCAGTTGCTTCGGCCTGCTCTGCGGTATTGAGCAGCAAACGCAGCAGATTACTAGTACCAACGCTGGCAGGCACCTGATCGGCAAGTTCGCCAATCTCGCTACGCGGCGTAATATTCGCATTGTCATACGGATCGGTACCCGCATCTAAACTTGCGTCATCATAGTCTGGACCGTAATCCGCAAGGCTTCCTGATGTTCCAGTGATATTTGCTGAGTTGTATGTCAGGTTTTCTTCAACGCCAACGAAGCAGCGTGCATTGGCATAGTCATCTCGATTGACGATTGCGGTTGTTCGCGTGTCAATAGACTCACGCTCCACCAAGAAATCCAAGCTGCCACCGCCTTGAATCAGCGATTTAACGCCATCAAAGAACTGATCGCCAAGTCCCGTCGTGTCGATTTCATTGCCATTAAGGCTCAGCTCCCAGCTCTGCAGCGAACACTCCAGCTTCCATTCATTGACTAGCCTTAGCTCAACACTGGCAGTCGTGTCGATAAAATCATCAAAATCAATGTTTTCGCGTGTTGCACCTGACGCTCCAGCCAAGGCGGCAGCTCTCGTTCTATAAAACGAGAGCCTATTTAGTTGATCGACGTGTACATATAACTGATTTCGATACGGTTGCTGGTCTACGGCTACTGGTTCAATGACAAGAGCATCACCGCTTTGGGTTGTCAGCGGTTCGTTTCCCTCTGTGCTCAGCCACCTGAACGGCCTTAACAAGCCTGATGGGTAGGCGACGCTGTAGTCAACAGCTTCGGCCCAATCCTGGTGCTGGTACGTGTTGGCGTACGTTGGCACCAACCGCGAATCGAAAAGGTAGTCATTAGGCCAGTTGTCAACGCTCGCAACCTCAACAAGATCACCAGTTCTAAAACTCGGAGCTGAGAGCAGGACGATGTTCTTGTCTTGATTCAGGTCAGTAACGTCAACGACAACAGGTGTTGGCGCCGAGCGGTTGAGAATGACCCTGCCATTGGTGCCAAGGACTGCCATTACGTTGAGGAGATGGTCAGGTCACCAGTGAACGTAAATGCAACATTTGTGCTTGTGACATCACCGACAGTCACAGTTGAACCAACGCTTGTAATTAGGACGCTGCCGGAGATTGTTTTGCCTGTGGTCAATGTCAGCGTTGCAGTGATAGCGCCTTGCGAATCTGTGTTGATTTTTGCGTAAACGTCGTCAAGTAAGCTATTTTCGTACAGCAAAGTTGCGCTACCGGACGCACCACGCAAACCTGTGACGTATGTCCTGCTGGAATCACCTAAATTTGTGGTTTCTAGTGTATCGCGTGAAATGTCAACACTTGCATCACGAACCACAACCGTCGAGTCGAGCCCGGTGATCGAGAAATTGCCTGTAGTGCTCGTGACTGCCATGAGGGTTGCCTTTTAGCTAATTCTAAGCTCTGCCGTCAAGCTGACGCTAACATTCGACCTGCCAGGTGCAACGCTTTCAACCTGAGGTGGTGAGTCCTCAGAGAATGCCCAAAGCAGCCCCGCACCAGTAGCGCTTGCGTTCAGCCAGCTGGTTAGCGTCGTGTCCGCTCCATCGAATAGCACGCTGGGTAGCGTAAGGCTATCGACAGAGCCCTTTGCGGTGTTGTATGCGTTAAGGATCGCGGAAGTGTCCGTGTCGTCGATGTTGTTGAACTGCAGCGATAACGTGGCGCGGCTTGGGCGGCTGCCCCATAACCTGCGAGTTATCACGCCGGACTGAGAGGTTTGCGTTTGCGTGGGCCAACGCGGTGCGACAAAACTGCGGCCTGTTGGAGCGATACTCGGAAATGTAGTTGCCATCAGCCTCGAATCGTCCAGTTACCGGCAGTGTCAAAGCCATCGGCAAGCTCAAGAATATCTGAGCTGTTGGTTGGCATGTGGACTGCTTCTATTGTAAATGTACCTTCTTCCGTTGGCGTGATCCGCTCGATCTGATACGTGCGGACCTGAGTGCTGGGTAGCTTAACCGTAAAAACAATGCCAGTTGGTGAGCCAGTCTTGCCGCTATCGCTGACAGTCAGAGTGGCATCGGCTGGTTCGGTATCAGCGTCACCGTTCCAGGCAATGACGGTATGGGTGCCGTCGGTGAGCGTTTTGGTGCTGACCAGTGCGCCCTCGGGTGTGACGACGCCGTTATTAAACTCGTCGTACTCGGTGGCATCCATGCCGACTTTGATGTAATCACCTGGCGCCATAGCCATCAACACACCTTCATGCGTTGTGGTGAAGCTGATGGTGTGCGTCGGAATGCGACGCATCCTGATCACGAACTTGGCAGCATCAATCGCGTGGTCACGACTGGTGCAGTAGTCCGACATATCAATGGTTTCGAGCGCCACGCTAGAGCTGGCGGATGATTCACGTACCAGCACCTCGCGCACAGTCGGGAACATGCCGGGGTTGTCGTAGTTGGTGCTGACTCGCTCTTCGCGGTAACGAACGGAAACCTGAATCGGATCGCGTTCCTCGGGGTCGAAATATTGCAGCTTAAAGCTGTTTTCGACGATGTTGCCTGCGGTGAACAGACCCTTGACTGTTACCGCATCGAATTGCAGCGCTGGCCGCAGGAAAAACTTGCCGTCTGATTCGCCGAAGATCAGCAGATGCGTGGCAGCAACATCAGCGCACCACTGCCGGATGTTGACTTGATCCCCAATAACGCCGTCGTAGAAATACTTGCGGGTGTAACACCAGTCCGCTGCATCTTCGAACTCAGTCAGGTTGATCATGTCATCGGTGATTAGATCGCCACGTCCATAGGTTGTATTGGTCAGCAGATCCAGCACGATGTCAGGGAACAAATGCGTCGCTCCAGTGGTCAAGCTGTCACGTAATCTGCGGCAGGTTTTGCCGCCAGTGACGTAGCAGCTGAATTGGTTGAACTGCTGCCACTCAACCGAAGAATTGATGTTGACGCCGATCAAGGCAAGATTGTCATAGGTTGGTGCAGAATCGTTTGTGACGATTTCGTTCATGTAAACAATCTCGTGCTCTGGGCCGCTTTCCGCTGAAGTCGTGATCTCCTCAAAGATGAATTTCTCGGCCAGCTTGCCCCAGGTGTCGATCAGTGACGTGTCGCCGTTGCTGTAGTCGACATCGCTTTGCGGATAGTTAAGCTGCCCTGATGCAGATGGCCTACGACCAACCGTGATCGCAAATGTGTCAGCGCTGTTAGTCACCGACACGCCAGTAAACATCACGCCAACACTACCGGTTTCGGTGATGTTGACAATCGTACCAAATGCGTAGCTTGCGTCTAATACGTAAAGCGTCTTGCCGCTTGAATGATTCCGCACTTCGTAACCGGATACAGGCTCGAACTGGAACTCCCATTGCTTGATACTGGGCATGTTGAGCTGAATGTAATTAAATATCGGTTGCGATGTTGCGCTACGCACTCCATAAAGATTTGCAAATGCTGTGAACGCACCAGTGCTGCCTGCGACTCTGTAACTAATCTTGAAGAAGCTATAACGCTCAGAACTGGTGGAGATCGTGTTGGAACGATGGACGTCGGTGTAGAGCGCTGTGCCTTCGTTCAGGACATCATCCTTGTAATCAAGGCAAGCGCGGTTATCGCACTCGGTAAAACCCTTGGCTGAGTTGAAATTGGTGATGCCATTGATGCGGATGCCAAGCGTTGACTTCAGGCCAAACTCAACCACTTTGCATGGTCTTGTCGTAGATACGCTGCCGATCGCGCAACGCATGATGTGCCCGTCTGTGGTGGCGACGTTTCGCGGTTCAGGATTGCTCCCAGCATCGAGCTGGTCCATCCATGTATCGCCATCCTTTTCTATCTGCGCTTGCGCGCTGGTACTACCCACGC